TAGCACCGGAATTACTTCCTTGTATCGTGTATTTAAAATCCGTTGGAGTTTGCCCCACCCCGCTTCCTTTTGCGGCTTGCTGGTTTCCGGTAACATATAAATTTGTTTGTGCGCCTGATTGAGAAGTCGCTACGTCATCTGCAAACATAAAATGTTTGTGCGCGGGAAGCTCGTTGGTTGATAGGGGGTGGCCTATTATATTGCCATTAAAATTAACGCCTCCTGTTAAAGTGATGTTTCCCGATTTACCGACAAAATTACTTAAATCCAAAGTCGCGTTACCTGCTGTAGTACCAACATTGGTAGTAGGACTGTTTGTATTTGCCGGATCACCCGTCCCATCAAACAACAACTGACGACCATCTAGACTAGGCACATTAAACGTTGTGCCACTATTCGCGGTCCCGTCTCCTGCACCATAGGTAGTTCCTATTAGCGCAAACAGTTCTGAGTAGGTTGTGCGACTTACAGCTTGTCCGCCGCAAACCAAAAAACCATTTGGTATTGAGTTGTGGGACCACGGTATAATAAATCCTGTGGGGATAGTCGGAGCGAAAGAAGATTTAAATGATTTGTAACTAGCCATTGTGCTCGTTCTCCCACTCAATCATCTCTTTTAGGATAGCAACAAACTTTTCGTAGCTTGGATTCTCATCAGCGTTACCCGTAAAGTTTTTGCCGTCCAAAGCTATTTCCAGACCGACTCTGGTTGTGTCGTCATACACTATTGTGCGTAGATTTTTGCTGAATGTACCAAAACAGGTGTCATAACGAGACATAAGATTTTTATCCATGTACGAGGGAAAAAGCTCTTCTGTCATCCAATAGGATTTTTCATCATTACCCAGCAATCTGCTTTGAGAATCGACGTACCACTTCATAGTTCTTTGGCCTTTATGATGTAGCGGCACACGCCATAAGGACTAATTGTGCTTCCAGTATTTGTTGCGTTCAGGTTTGTCTGATTAAAACTTACATTTCCTACAACGGCCTGTGTGTCGTGGTTATGAACTCCAGTGCCACTGCCAAAACTAGCTACGGTTCCAGACACTTGAAGAAAAGCAATGTTAGTAGATTGACTCGGAGATACATCGTTTAAGTTCTGAGAGTTTGCAGCACTTTCAATACCCGCAGCAATTCCTCTTACATTATTGTTAGGTCCATCCCTAGACATTTGAGTACCCAACCTAAAACCAAAAGCCTTACCTCGTTGAGGACCCGATGCAAGTTCTGAGCCACCATAAATACCACCTGTAATACCACTTTGACTCCAGTTGTGGCTGTGCGCGGGGATGGGAACAGGCGCACTTGCAATTGGCGCATTTAAGTTTGTACCACTAATAGTAACAGTAGCAGACGGAAAACTAACATTTGAGGTGACGTTGGTGGCTCCTGAAGACTCACCTATGTTGAACGCTCTGGTTGTTGTGCCATCGTTAGATGTTCCCTCTCCGACTATGGATCGCCCGAGAAGATTCGGCAGACTAAAAGTTGTGCCGTCATTAGAATCACCAGTGCCATAGGTTGTGTCTATAACAGCAAACAGAGCAGCATATTCCCCAGTTTTAGATCTGCTCGAACCATCGCAAAGTAAAAAACCATCTAAGACGGTTGCTTTTGTCCAAGGTATAATTGTTCCGATGTCGTAAAATCCACCGCTGGCTCGTACCGCAGTAGATTTGTGGGAGAAGTAGTTTGCCATTTACTACACCTCCATCAAACGCCAGCCAAATATCGTATCTACATATATCAAGCCAAACGCTGCGTTCGGAGTATTCACGACCAGATCTTCGTTGGCCCCCATTATTTTATGACCGTTTCGAGCGACTGTTATGGCATTCGAGTTTGCAGACCCTAGATCAAGAATACGGACAGCCGCGCCCAGCGCAGCAGTTGTCGGTAGAGTCATTGTTATTGCACCACCTTGTGTGTTCACGAAATACCCTCTGCCAGCAACCATCGTCGTGTTGCTGGTTACAACTGCTTGCCACTCAAAACCAGTGACAGATGAAATATTCATATCTACGACGTTGGCGTTGGTTCCGCCTCCGTCGCAATAAATAAATCTAAATTGCCCTGCCGGGACAGTGACTTTTGTTCCAGATCCACTTGTGCTGCCTTGGTTGATTACCACTTCATGAGAACAAGCGTTTTGGATGACATACGGTTTTATGGTGGTGTCTGTTCCGATTGTGACCGTGACTGAACTAGACGCAGACAGAGAAGAAGTAAATTTAAGGATAAAGTGCCCTGCACCGGAGGTTGCCCCGTCCGATACCGCTAGTGTTACGTCGTTGGTAAGAATTTGAGTGAATACCCCAGATATAGAGTCATCTAGAATATCAAAGTTTGTATTAGTGGTATTACCCCAAACACCCGATTGTTCCCCTGTATCGATCTTCTCGATACCTAAATTGCTGTATGAAGAAGGCATTAGATTACATCCGTCCAAGTGTTAGAGGAACTACTCACATCAGTCCATGTATTTGAGGTTCCCGTGTTAATATCCGTGTATGTTACGTCAACTCCTGTGTCTACATCTCCCCAAACAATAACACTTCCAACAGCACCTGTTGCTGAGAGTCCGGCTACCGCAATTGGTAGTTTTACTAAGCCAATTGCTCCAGATGCTGAAACACCTGTTAACGTAACGGTTATGGGTATGGCAGCTTGGGCTGTTCCCAATGCTGTGGTAGCCGCGAGTCCTGTTAAAGTAACACTTACTCCGACTCCTTCGGTAACAGTAACACTATCGAGTGTAGAAGACAATTGTGGAGACGTAACATTTACCGAAGCACCTGCTTTAATTATTACCGTGCCTAGTGAGGTTGTTGCGAGTTGACTGTTGACGGCGTGTTCTGAATCACCGCGAATAACCTGAAGACCATCGGTTGAAGCAGTTGCGCTAACTCCTGTCACCCCGACAGTAGCATCGGGGGTAATACCTAATGCAGAGTATCCAACTTCCGAATATGCGCGATTACCATAAGCCATGGTCGTTTTTACCACACATTTTAAATTATGACCACGGTGGGCCCGCACACCATACCACCAATGATTTTCGTGTGCCTCGGGTAATTCGTGTGACTTGATGTGGTGTCGTAGACGGGAAAACTACGATTGAACCTTTTGGTAAAAAATCCTCAAAGGTAATGTCTTTCTCATATTCCAATGTGCCTGAAGATTGAGAGAACTGAAGTTCTCCCCCTTCATACTCCCAAGGATGAGACAACTGTATAGACATCGAAAGTTTTCGTTGTGTTCCTTCTTTTGAAAGTTTGTCGGTATCAATGTGATATCCATAGAAACTGTCTTTTTCGTAAACAGCGTATTGAAAGGCCCGCAATTCACTTATTTGTATGCCCCACACATTTCCTGCTTCTATGTATGTACGACACATTGCCTCGAGCCAGAGTCGATTTATGTCCGGATCTACAAACGAAACTTCGGTTACACGGATAGATGGCCTCACGTCGCCTTCTTCTACCGTGGCAGTTTCTAATTCTTTTTGTTCGCAAAGTTTAACGATTTCATCGCAAATAGTTTCTGGAAGTTCTTCCTTCCAGATCCAACAAAGTGGATCAAAGTTCATTTATCTTTCCTCCGAAGCCAAAATATATCCGGGTTGGTATAACACAGGGGAGGAGATAGAAAGTTCTGCTCGTATTTCTTCGATGTTTTTGTCCAGTAGTTTTTCCCAATGAATCAAGTCCCAATTGTCTACAGACGCACAACGGCTAGGTGTTTCCCGAAGAACTATTCTGCAAGCCAAAATAAAAAATTTCCACCGACCATCGAAAAGACGGGTTAAAAGTGTGGGCCATATAAAACACCATTTCCAATACGGGGAAGATCCACCGCAGGATAAAGCAACAAGCACGTTGCCCTCACTGAACAAATCTCTGTCGAAGTCCATAACTATATGCACCATGTCATGAACATCTAAGCTACGGCGCAGAAACAAAGCGTATTCATCGGTGTATCTGTCTGTTGGCATATTAGAAGATAACGTTTTAAAATAGTCCTCCTTGCCTTCGTTCAACTCATAATAGAGTCTGCCCAAACTATTTTTTGGTAAAGATTTAAGTTTCTTGGTTTTTGACAAGAGAGTAGGTAATGAATGCTTTTTGTGCAAAGCAAAGTTGGAAAAATTTGCTGCTTTCAAGCGCACAAAACTTCGAACAGGATAGTCGCCGTTTAAATGTTCTAACAACTCAAGAACGTGTTTCAAACGCCTTGCCTGATCTTTGCGCCGAACAGCAATACGAAACTTGATGAATGAGACAAAAGCCTTGAAGAGTTCTACTCTTGGTATACGCGAACTATTTTTGTAAACTCTGGACATGTTATCTCTATGGGTTTTGTACATTTATACCCTTTAAAACGTTCTAAATTTTTTCCTGCTTTTTGCACCACAGAACCAAATATAAAGTACGTTTTTGATCCCGCAGGTTTTAAAGTAACAGTGTCTCCAGCTTGGACATCGATGTAACCTGAATCCCATTTTTCTGCTTCCAGAGCCATTCTTAGAACACACAGGTAAGAAGAACCTTTGTATAAAGTGAGTCTTACATCTGTATTTAATGTGTACTCAGGTCTTATGGGAGAAAAATCAGTTATAGAGCCATTTGCTTTACAAACCTGTTTGATATATCCGCTTGCGCCTATACTCATATCTACGGTGTTTTCAGCTTCTGGAAATTGACTCTCTAAATAGTGAGCAAAGTTCCGAGCATGTTCAGGTGATATGTTGTCCTCTTCCGTCCATGAATATACAAACTCACAAATACCGGACGTTAAAGTGTGAGCCCCTTGTGCTGTCATCATGTGTGGATTAGTTGGGTGAGGAGTACCTGCATTATGCGGCAATAGAGGAAGTTCATCTTTTTTACGATACCAGTACATGTCTACAGGTGCAGACGATATACCTGATATCAGAAGATCGTGTTCTATGTTTTGAGCAACGTCAAACTCAAAAGTGTTTTCCCCTCCCCACCGTGAAGACATTACAGATCCTCTGCCGCTTCAGGGTTTTGTGCTATCTCTACAAACTCTTCATTGGCTGTAAAAGTGCCGCCAATTAAATCTGATCCTCCAGCCGGAGGAGTAGCATTGAGTTCAGCTTTTCTAGACAATATTGAATTAGAAATGCTTGCTTTTGATAGTTCTAAGTTGACCGAATTGTCTGCATTTATAACAGCCGGAGATACAACAACTTCTTCTTTTTCTCTGTATGTAAAAACAGAGGTATAAAAAACATTATCAAAATCCAAAACTCTGTATGTAGTCATTTCTTTTCCCACTGCGTATCACGGTAATGACTAGGATTCGCTTGATGTTTCCTAGTGTTTTGATTTCGTTTAAACGTTTCTTCTGACGTGTAAGCTCTGATTTCAGCTTTTTTACTAAAATTACGTTTGAACGGTATCGCTTGAACGATTGGTGTTCCTTGAGGAATTATATATGAGCCGTCTTCTTTTGTCACGAAAGACGGAAAATTGACACAAGCTAAATGCTTGTCGGTTTCTACAATCCCCGACATCGGCGTAAAAAATTCTTGCTCCCTGTTTAAAAGCGGTGTGAACAACGTTGACCAACCCGGAGGTGTTTTCATGTGCCAATAGTTTATAAATTTAAGAGGTGGTTTTGGCAGGTCAGGATGTCCTTTAATTTGAGCTACATCGTGAGGTTCAATAACTGGATACTCTGCGTTTGTGCTCCATGACACCCCGCCACCATTGTCCTCTACAACAAGTTTAATCTCAGCAGCAGTCTTTAAAATCCAACCTGTAACCATTGCATCCAAAACAGGTGGACATCTTTTTATGGTTCTTTCCTTCCAAGGTATCGAATCTTTTGTCTGCGTATAGTATGAATCAATTTTCTTATACCAATCAGGTATGTATGATCTTGAAGGAGCTGGCTCTGGAATAATTCCATACAACTCCGAATCTGTCCGAAACAGAACTTTGGGTTTTTCGAAAAACACTTTCTATTGCCTCCCCCATGTGACAACTGCTTGCCCGTTCGCAGGAACAGTTACAGTTATCGCCTCCTGTGGTGTTGTTAACCTTAAATTTGTGTTTGTAGTAGACCCAGCATTACCCGGCGATCCTGCTCCTCCAGCATTACCCGGCGATCCCGCCCCACCACTGTTTGCATTACCCGGCGATCCTGCATTACCGTTGGCTCCAGCTCCACCCGGATTACCACCAGTTGCTCCTGAACCATTGTTGCCCGGATTACCGCTATTTCCAGAACTTCCAGAATTACCACCAGAGCCGCCGCTACCATTATTTCCACGACCACCTCGACCACCAGCACCACCAGAACTAGGCACAGCCGTGTTACCTCCAGCTCCCCCGTTACCAAAACCTGCTCTGTTTCCGTCAGGGCTACCAGTGTTTCCAGCAGGTCCGACTGCACCCGCAATACCAAGATTCGGAGGAGCACCACCGTTACCACCACCGCCACGGTTCCCTCCAGCTCCACCAGCTCCACCGTTGCCGTTACTACCCGGATTACCAGCATTACCCGGATTACCAGCGTTACCAGCATTACCACCAGTGCCCGCAGCACCATTGTTTCCCGGATTACCGTCATTACCCGGATTACCTGTGCCAGCGTTACCACCCGCACCACCAGTGCCAGCAGCTCCTCCAGCTCCTCCAGTGCCAGCAGCTCCGCTTACTAAATTACCAAATGTGGTGGGTCCGGGGGTATTACCATTAGCTCCCGCTGTGCCATCAGCTCCAGCGGCTCCGGTATTGCCATCACTTCCCGGATTACCCGATCCCCCACTGGTTGCGCCTGACCCAGCATTACCCGGATTACCAGCAGCCCCAGCATTACCCGGATTACCTGATCCCCCGCTACCAGCACCGCTACCGTTGTTTCCGGAACTACCAGTGTTGCCGTTATTACCCACATTACCCGAGTTACCCGGAAAGCCTACTGAGAAAGCACCACTACCATTACCAGCACCGCCCGATCCTCCGTTGCCGCCTGATGGGGCCGCGTTTCCGGGACTTCCGGGATTACCGGGGAAAGTTGTTTTTAAAAGAGCGTCTGTTGCTCCGCCGCCTCCGCCTCCGCCTCCGCCGCCTCCTCGACCAACGTTACCTGAAGCACCTGTTCCGCCAGCATTACCAGCACCACCAGCGTTTCCACCGTTTCCTCTTGCACCGTTATTGCCTGAGTTTCCGGGATTACCGCTGTTACCAGCAGCCCCGGCACTTCCGCCGTTACCAGCAGTACCGGGATTACCAGCAGCTCCATCAGCTCCATCATTACCTGCCTGACCAGAATTACCCGGCGCACCAGTACACTGAACATTTACAATATGGATACCCGGCGGCAAATCGAACGTGCCGGACGAGTTAAACGTCTCCGAAGATCCCGGATATAATGGGTCGTATCGTGTAACAGTCCCGACAGAAGGCATTAGCTTACCTTTTCAGCAAGCTCTATAAAGTTATCTGGCAATCCACTAGGAGAGGTTGCAAACATAGTTTTCGAATATCTTTCAGGAGTGCCGTCATCCTCGCCCTCCCACAAAAGCTTTTCAAAAGTTAAAACAGGAGCGTCTCTAAAATCAGGTTCATTTTCAAACCACGTTGAAACAGCAGCTAAATCATCTGAAGGATCTACATAATCCAACGTCACAAAAGAAATGTTGTTCTGCGATAGATGTAGTTTCATGGCGTTGGTGTCAGCGCAACCGATTTTTCCATGCAAATAAATTGTATCATACCTAATCATCTTACACCTCGTAGAACGATAGACTTATGTAAATGTTCGTATCGCCTTTTATCAAAAGAGCCGTATATATTGTGTGCTTACCCGCCGCTGTATTAAGAGCTGGCTGAGAAGATGAGTTGTTATATACAGCAGTAAAGCCACTTGGTGCGGCTAAAGCAAAAGTTCGACTTCCTGTCGAATCTTGTTCAACAATAACTGTTACCGCACGAACAGTTCCGGAAGCCATATCAGTGGTGTTGGGAAGTGTAAGTGTCGTGTTACCCGTGAGTTTTAACTTGATTGTGTTTACTGTGTTGGCGACTGTGATCGAACCAGTAGCAGAGGTGTTTTCAGTAAACGCTTCGTCAAAATCTTCAAGAACAAAACCGTTCAAATTACCGTTGGTATCAGTGACTACGTTTCGTTCAGCGGCGTTGGAACAGAAAACAGTTTTTTGCCCTGCACCAAAATTAACGGCGTTGCCGGAGTTTGAACTTTCTAAGATCGTGGCACGAGTAAGTGTCGTTCCAGACGCTGTGTATACACCAATACCAACTTCAAAATTTACGTCGTCTGTAATGCAGTAATATGTGGTGCTTCCATCACCTACAACAGAAAAAGACTGAAAGCCTGTTTCAGCCCCTGCAAGTGTTATTGTGCCCGTACCAGTTGTAGTGGTGGTTTCTTTTACACGATCTTTTAAAACGGGGATCGCCACATTGACCCCCTATGCGATTCGAATAATCGCGTTAGTAGGACCTGCCGGAGTTGGGAAAACGATTGTGAAATCACCATTAGTAGCTGTCTTGTCTCCACCAAAAGCTAAAACTGCAACCGCCGGATCACCAGAAGTGTCTTCATTAAATATCAACGCTCCGTTTGCCGTAAAACTTGCACTCGGAAATGTTTCTTCTGCGAAACTAGTAAAAGCAGTCGTACCCGATGAAGTTGGTGATATGTTGGTCAGAGCCTGACCTTTAGCACTGTAACCTTGACCTGAGATTTCGCCTGATGTCGTATAGGCGGGAGTAGCCGCATCCAAAGAAGCAGAACTCGTATACAATGCAATACGAAACTCGTGCCCACCGCTTGCTAAAAAGTTGTGTTTCGCTTCCATTAATTCTTTTTTGAAAGAGGTACACATTGCTTGTGTAATAGCCATTATAGTCTCCTAACAAACTCCGCTACTTCAGGATGTCCTGCTTCACGGATAATATTATATACTGTTGTTCTGTCGCTGTTAACCACTTCTTTCATATAGAAAATTAACAACGGACGTATTGCTTCCTTAAAAGCCACTGCTTGATCTCGTATTTCAGGGGGTGCGTTGTCTGAAACAGCAATAATTCTTTGTAAGCACCTATCTGCTACTTCTTCCACTGTCCAACCACGATTTTCTGTTGTCAACACTTCTACAATCGGCTCTTTCGGTAAATTTAATCCTAAATCAAACATTATGTTTTCGGCCTCGTTAGTAATCCTTCTCTATACGCATCGCCTGTTTGTTTGGCTTCGCCCAAATCTTTCAGTCGAGAAAGAGCTTGCATAAACTTTTGGTCGTAGTTCTGAAGAATATCGGCTTCACCCTTCATAAAGGTGTACGCTTCGATTAATGACCCATACAACATGGCGAACGGTGCATTTGAACTCAACCAAGTCGTACCAGAATCTGCCCCAGCAGTTAGACTAGCGGGACGATAAAAATAGTGCAGCTCTACTTGATACGCCGCATCTGGAGTTGGAGCGACTATAAAGTCTGATGAACTAAATGCAGCATAATATCGAGGAGTGCCCGTGGTGCTAGAGTTCGGTGTAAAGTCCTCTAAGTAATTTACGTCTTTGTTGTCTAAGAAAATCTTCGATCCAGCGTTGGTTATCGACATAGAATATGAGGCTAAATAGTCTCCCGGCATAGCAACGAAACGTTGCCCGATAGTCATGTTCGTAGTTACATTTCTACGGAAAAACTCAAGCTGAACAGACTCGTGTATGCGCTGTTCGGCGTTCTTAATAAACAAAGACAGATTATTTACGAAAGTTGTCTCAGAGTTTTCCGTGTAGTCTTGAATCGCTGTTTTTAATTCTGCAAATGTAAAGCTCATGATGTTGTCACCGTTACTTTTCCGATCACCCCGGTAGCCTCAAGATTCAAACCGCCCACTGGTTTGAAGCCAAAATATGTGTCCACATGAGAATCCGGACGTGGATCTCGTATTGCCTGTGGGTCTGTCACATGTCGTGGCGGCGTTAGTTGCGGATGTTTTTCTTCGTATTCATCAGGGCCAACAACCAAACCATTCCATTCTTTACGCATAGATCGTAATCGATACCGTCTACCAGATCTATCTGATATACCATACGCTTTCGATCCTGACGCATATCTAGGCATTAGTTAACTCTCAGATAACGTAAACTCGGAGTAAGAGTTACAGGAACACGATCTTGGTCTTCATCAGATGCACGTTGGAACTCTTCCTCATAAATTGTCTTCAACATCTGCACACGATCCGGTGCTTTTTTGATAGCTATGTAATACGCTAACCCAGCAGCCATGCACGGCAGAAACCGAAAAGGTGCATCAACATCATTGACAGAAGCGTCTGCATCCTGGATGCGGTTCAAAAATGTAAAATCAATTCTATCTGTGCTGTTTTCGGGCACAGGCCAGACTTCAAACTGAGGTTGAATTTGTTTGTCAAAATAGTAAGACGACGGCCTACCTTGTGTTGTCTTATCAGGAATAGCCATATACTCCGCCCTCGACAGGCGAGTCATTTGAATTGCGGTGTTGTCCCGAAATAGATTTACTTCCAAGACATCAATAACAGCAGCACTTTGAGTATAAACACCTGTTCCTTGTGTAAGAGCTTGTGTGCCCACAGTTACAGTCCAGTGATTAACGCCTCTATTTGCCCAATCTGCAAAAAGAAGATTCAGAGAGCGACGAGCTGTTTTTGCGTCGTACCCTGTTTTAGCAATCATACCGCATCGTTCGTATGCTTCTTCAATAAGATCCGCTACATCTAGAGAAAAGTCCCTTGAGTTTGAAGTCGCCATTAATCTTCCTCGTTATAAATGTTGTCAAATACTCGATTGACATCCAGTGTGTAGTCCAAATCACTTTTTGAGTAATGTATGTGTGCAGATGGCTTGAAGTCTGGAGCACCTTCTCCTGTCTCAAACCATGCTGGATGAGTTACTCTAACACGATTATTTGGTAATGCCACTACATTTCCGGTCCACTCACCAGCGTCAAGTAGATGTAAAACATGACTTTGTTTGTGCTGTGCCGGGTCATCTGCGATTTCGTTTTCTGTGTAATCAACAGTAAACAAATATTTAGCGGGGTACATTTCACCGTCTATCTTTGCCAACCATGGGCATGGCGTGGCTCTATCTAAAACGTAAACGGCGTGAGTATGTGAAGAACAATCCCATGGCTGTGCATCATGTGTAGCCATAGGTAGAGGCCATTCCTCAAAGGGTTCGTCTGCAACAAGAGCTGTTATAGGCATCCTAGCCCACATCGCTCCCCCGTAGACGTTGTCCTCCTCAGAACCCTCGGGGTTTATGCCTGTAAATATAACCTGAAAACTAAGGGATCTGCATGGCATCGTGGTAACAGCTACCGCCATAGCATGAAGAAACTCCCCATGATACTTTTCATGGTTGTGCGTATATTCACGGCGCACCCAACACTTAAAGTGTGGGATGTTGCTTTGAAGATACGGCATTAGGCTTTTACGAGCTTATAACCTTTTTTCTTGGCTGCTGCTCTAATTTGAGCGAGTGACATA